TGCGGGGAAGGAGCTGGAAGACTGCATGGGTCAGATGGCCCAGTGGTACACGGCCATATCCGATCTGGGCGAAGCGGAGCGCAATGTAAAGAACCCGCCCCTGTTCAAGAAACTTACGAGCAGGAAGTCCGTAGAGCAAGAAGCACTGGAAATCTTTGCGCACCGCAGGAAAGCGCAAGCACAGGAGAAGGAACTCCGCGAGATTATCCTGTATGCCTACGGCAAAGATGCGTGGACCGAGCTTATCGGCTTGAGGAGGCGCATTCGGCTGGAGCGCGAGAAGGCCATATATGCACAACAGCGTAAGCGCAGAGACACGTTCTGGACCGTATTAACGATCATCGTGCTAACGTTTCTGTGCTACGGGTTCTACGCTACACTGAGTTTTGTAATACACGAGTTGAAGCCACCTTCAACGGAACAAACGACAGACAAACCTGATTAGGGCCGGATCATGAGCGAAGCAGCACCGACTATCACCATCGACGATAAAGAATACGAAATCGACGCACTGCCGGAAGCAGCGAAGGTCAACCTTGCTCGGGTGCAACAACTCCAGCGGGAGATCGGCGAACTGCAAATGCTTCTGGAAGAGCGTCAGTTAGTCCTGCAGGCCCGGCAGAATGCCGTAGTGAAAGCCGTGCAGGAAGCCGAGTTCAACGCCGCCAACACTGCCGAATCTGGATCGGCACAGGCAGAACCAGAAGGAACGTAACCATGGACCTCGCTGAAAAAGCCCTCGTGGAACTTGCGGCTCATGAGCGTGAATGCACCCAGCGCTATGCAGCGATAGAACAACGGTTTACTGATGTGGGTGACCGCATGAGTAGATTAGAAGGTTGGATGAAGTGGGCCATAGGCCTGACAGTCGGTATGTATCCATTTCTTCTAGGGCTTTTTTGGGCGATAGGTAAATGAACTTTGACGCCATCAAGAACATCGTCGGTGCCGTAGCACCTACCCTCGGTACAGCGCTTGGTGGTCCCCTCGGCGGTGCAGCAGCTTCGGCCATTGCGGGGGTTCTGGGTTGCGACAACGACCCTCAGAGCTTGCAGAAAGCGCTAGCAAAGGCCACGCCAGAACAACTTAGCGAGATCAAGAAAGCCGAGCTGGACTTCGAAGCTCGCATGAAGGAGCTGGACGTAGACCTCTACGCGCTCCAGACCGCAGACACCGCCGATGCCCGAAAGCACTTCGCTAAGGACTGGACGGCGCGGTTTTTAGCTATTGCTCTGTGCCTGTTGTTTGCAGGGTACATTGTGTTGGTTACGATCCTCCCGCAGGACCAGAATAACGATGCGATCATTAACCTCATTCTTGGGTCGATTACTGGCTCGTTTAGCACGGTTATTGCGTTCTACTTCGGCAGCAGCCAACGGCAGGACTGATATGAAGGAACGTATGAAGACAGGTACGGAAGGTGTCGAACTTATTAAGCATTTTGAAGGATGTCGTCTGGAAGCATACCTATGTCCTGCTAACGTGTGGACTATTGGCTATGGGCATACTGGCGGCGTCCGAGAAGGGGACGTGATCGACCAAGAAGCGGCGGAAGCCTACTTGATCGAAGACCTTGAGGAGTTCGAGGGTTATGTTAACGACATGGTTGAAGTCGCTCTCAAGCAAAATGAGTTCGATGCTCTCGTGGCGTGGGTGTTTAACCTTGGTCCGGGCAATTTCAAGGAAAGCACTCTCCTTAATCGCATTAATTATGGACCTATTAGCGATGTGCCTACGCAAATCCAGCGATGGAATCGAGCGGGTGGCAAAGTTCTTGAGGGGCTGGTGAAGCGTCGTGCTGCCGAAGCTGCATTGTGGCAGGGACTGAATTGGCGGGAGGCGCTATGAAGAAAGTTTTTGAGCCAAAGATGTTAGGATCAGGTAGCATTGAGCCTGCCCACGAGATCATTTCCGTTTGCTTTGCCTGTGGCTTTGACATCGACGAGAGTGAGCTTTCGGCGGATACCTGCTCAGACTGTGGCGAACCGCTAAACCTGAAGCAGAGCGTAGCGATCAAGGTAACTACCGTGCCGATGTCTGGCGCGACTATGTGATGGGTCCGCTATGCCGCTGCAAAAACTACAGATAAGGCCGGGCATCAACCGTGAGATGACGCGCTACGCCGCTGAGGGGCGGTGGTATGACTGCGATAAGGTGCGGTTTCGCCAAGGCACGGCTGAGAAAATCGGCGGCTGGGCACGCATCTCTGCCTACGAGTACCTTGGTATCTGCCGGTCTCTCTGGAATTGGCTAACCCTAGGCAACCAGAACCTCCTCGGCGTCGGGACTAACCTCAAGTTCTATATCTCTCAGGGCGGGGCCTACTACGACATTACCCCTGTGCGGGCTACCACAACCCCCGGCGCGGTTACTTTTTCTGCCAGCAGCGGTAGCTCCACCATCACCGTAACGAGCGCTTCTCACGCAGCGGAAGAGGGCGATTTTGTCACCTTCTCCAACTGCTCGGGTCTCGGCGGCAACATCACGGCGGCAGTGCTGAACCAAGAGTACGAGATCGTCACGGTCGTCGATGCCAACACCTTCACCTTCACGGCGCGGACGGCTGGTACGGCGGTGGATAGCGGCGCAGCCGCAGTGCTTGCAGATGGCTCGGACACGGGTAACGGGAACTTCACCGACAGTACCGTAGACACCACGAGCGGCAGCACCACGGCGACCATGGACGACACCTCTGTGCTTGTGGCGGGGTGTACCATTAGTGGTACGGGTATTCCGGCGAGCGCCACTGTCGCCTCTATCACCAACGCGACGACCTTTGAGCTGTCTGCTCCGGCCACGGCCACGGGTACCAACATCACGGCGACCATCAACTGCTGCACGGCGGCGTACCAAGTCAACATCGGTCCCGCTACGGTGGTGCCCTTGGTCGGTTGGGGCTCGGGCCCGTGGAGTTCTGGCACTTGGGGTAGCAGTACGCCGATTACGGAAGACCTGCGCCTATGGCACCAAGCCAACTTTGGTGAGGACCTGCTCTTCGGCTACCGGGGCGGTCAAATCTATATCTGGGATGCAACGGACGGCATTACGGCACGAGGCACTTTACTGTCCGCTGAGGTCGGCGCGTCAAACGTCCCCACGGTGCAAAACAAGATTCTTGTGTCAGAAAACCGCTTCGTCTTTTGCTTCGGAGCGAACCCCCTCGGCGCTTCAGACATTGACCCGCTGCTTATTCGCTGGTCTGACCAAGAGGACGCCACCAACTGGACCCCCGCAGCGACTAACCAAGCTGGTGACCTGCGTCTGTCTCGGGGCAGTGAGATCGTAACGGCCCGGCAAGCTCGCCAAGAGATCGTGGTCTGGACCGACTCGACGGTGTACTCCCTGCAGTATCTCGGTGCTCCGGCGGTGTGGGGCGCGCAGGTGGTTGGTGAGAACATCTCTATCATGAGCCAGAACGCTGTGGCCTACGCCAACGGCGTGTCTTATTGGATGGGTAAGGACAAGTTCTACAAGTACGACGGACGCACCCAGACTCTCCGCTGCGATGTGCGGCGCTTCATCTTCTCTGACTTCAACTACGAGCAGATGCCTCAGGTGTTTGCCGGGACTATCGAGCAGTTCCATGAGATTTGGTGGTTCTACTGCTCCTCTGGTTCGAACACGATTGATCGGTATGCGGTTTACAACTACGTCGAGGATATTTGGTATTACGGTACGTTGGCCCGCACGGCGTGGTTGGATTCGGGCACACAACAGTACCCAATAGCAGCAACGTACTCCAACAACCTAGTCCATCACGAAGAAGGGGTCGATGATGACGAAACCGGCACACCTGCAGCCATCAACGCGTATATTTCTTCTGCTCAGTTTGATCTGGACGATGGGCACAAGTTTGCGTTCGTTTGGCGCGTACTGCCGGACATTACTTTCGACGGATCGACTGCGACTTCTCCGCAGGCCACCCTAACGCTGCTGCCGCTGGCTAATTCTGGTTCCGGTTATAACAGCCCAACGTCGGAGGGTGGCAGCAACAACGGCACTATCACCCGTACTGCTACAGTCCCCGTTGAGGCGTATACGGAACAACTTAATATCAGAGTCCGTGGGCGCCAGCTTGCCGTGAAGATTGAATCCAACGACCTTGGGGTTCAGTGGCAGCTTGGCTTCCCACGGCTCGATATGCGGCCTGACGGCAGAAGATAGCCATGTCTCACGACATTCAAAAAGTCGAGCCCCCAGCACTGCCGTATCCAGAGACAGGCTACAGTCCGTCGTTCTTTCAGCAGCTCAATAACATCCTGCGTATCTACTTCAATCGCTTGTCGAACGCAGTCAATCAGATTCTAGGCACTGACGACGGCGGCGCTTTCCTGTACTTCCCTCGGGGGCTTTTTTACAGCACGGCGGATCAAACTGCCGCTGCAACTAATACTGGTTATGCAGTGACCTTCAACAACACCTATCTCGCCAGCAGCGTCAGCGTGGATAGTAAC